AGAACCCCACTTCTGTGGGGTTTTTTTTATGTTATTTCGTTTTCATAGTTTGTTATATATAAGATAAAACAATCTAATTACGAGATAATGCTTACTTATTTTATATCAGGTAGTAACGAATACACTATTAGAACCGATTCAAATACATCTACAAATGTAACATTATCCTTACAGGATATGACAACTTTAGATGATTTTACAGCTTCTTTAAGTGGAATAAATGTTAATTCCTATGAATCAATGTTAGGATTTACTGCATCAATAAGTGGAGCAGTAGATGGAGAAGAATATAGAGCTTCTATAAAAGTTGGTGGTATAACACCAATATGGTATGGTTCAGTTGCTGTATTTGCTTCACAATCAGTTGTCAAATCAAATTACGAAAACCAAGTACCTTTAGATGATAAATTCTTATCACATACTTCTTCAAATCAGTATATAATAATCAAATAATATGAACACAAAAGCAATTAATAGAGAACATAAATTTAATGTTGTAAAATTAGCCGATAATGTGATTCCACAAATAACGGAGGATACAAAGACACGTTATAGTTGGGTGCCATTTGGTGTATTTGGACAAGATGATTTTTGGGAAACCGTTGTTCTTGCATATAACGATTCAACAACTACTTCAACTTGTATAAACAATCTTGCTGACCTTATTTTCGGTAAAGGTTTATATACAACAAATCCTGATTTACAAAAGGGATATGAAAAGATAATTCCACAGGAAGAACTTAAAAGGGTAGCATTTGATTTGAAACTATATGGTAATTCTGCATTTCAAGTGATTTGGAATGATGAACATACAAAGATATCAAAGATGTATCATATACCTGTACAAACACTTCGTGCAGAAAAACTATATGATAACACAAAAATAGAATGTTATTACTATTGTACTGATTGGAAAGACCAAAGAAAGGTTAGAGATAAGATTAAAATCCCCGCATTTGGAACATCTTCTGAAAAGAGGGAAATACTATACATAAAGGATTACTCTCCAAATTTGTACTACTATTCACTTCCTGATTGGGTTTCTGCATTACAATATGCATTATCTGAAGGTGAGATTTCTAATCTTCATATTAATAGTATTACTAATGGGTTCTTACCAACCCTTATGATTAACTTTAATAATGGTGTTCCTGCACCAGAAGAAAGACAAACGATAGAGGATTTACTTTATTCAAAGTTTACTGGAACTAACAATGGTGGAAGGTTTATGGTATCATTTAATGATGATAAAGAAACACAACCATCGGTAACACCAATTCAGGTAGATAATCTACATGAAAAATTCAAATACGTTGCAGAATATGCACAGGATAGAATCCTTGTAGGACATAAAATTACATCTCCATTACTTTTTGGTATCAGAACTGCAAACAATGGTTTTAGTTCTCAATCAGAAGAAATGAAAACCGCATACTCTATTCTTCAAACAATGACAATTCAACCATTTCAAAACCTTTTATTGAATTACATAAACACAGCTCTTTCAATAGGTGGATATGATGATTTAGAATTGTATTTTGAACAATTAACACCATTGGTAATTCTTTCACAAACTGCAGAAGAAACTGATAAAACAATTGAACAAGTTGAAGATGAGGTAAATGATTCAATGGCTACACCAGAAGAAACTGATGAAGCAATTGATACTGAAGTAATCAAAAGAGATGATGAAGAGGAATTACAATTAATAAGAACTCATGGTTCTAATTCTAGATACTTTACAACAAATTAATACATAATATGGCAACAGCACTTTTTATAACAAGAAACGATATTATTAAGAACACTCCATTACAAGGTGCAATAGATGCAGATGCATTATTACCTTTTATGGCAACCGCTCAAGTAAAGTATTTAAAGAATCTTTTAGGTACTGTACTTTACGAATACCTTCAAGCACAAATCATAGCAGGAACTGTTGGTAATTTAGATGCATATTATCAAGACCTTTTAGATGACCACATCAAACCAACACTTATTTGGTATGCTTGTGTAGAATATATACCATTTAGTTCTGTACAATTTAAATCTAATGGTGCAGTTAAACAACAATCTGAACAAGGTGTTGCTCCAACTAAAACTGAAATAGATTATCTTAAACAACAATCACAAACAAATGCTGATTATTACGCTTTGAGATTACAAAACTATTTGATAGCATACTCCAACAATATTCCACAATATTTGGAATCAGTTGGAAATCAAACACAAATATATCCAGATCAAACTAACCAATATTTTGGTGGCATCAATTTATAATATATGGCAGCAATAGTTCACAATTCAGGTGTAAATTATACTCTTTATTATAACGTTTTAGATTACTTTAAAACGATTATGACGAATCACCCATCAATTCAAATAGTAACCACAGGATTGATTCAGGATTTCGATACAAGAGAGTTTCCACAATATCCAATTGGTAATGTTAGTATCTTATCATCTAATTTTGTGGATACGGTAACTGATTGGGAAGTTCAACTAATAATAGCGGATAAAATTAAGAATAAAAATAACGAATCAGACCCAAATACAAACGAACAAACTATTGAGTTTTATGGTGTAGATGATGTTGTAGATATTCATGCAAATACTTTATCAATAATAAATGATTTAACTTCTTACACAGCAAAAAGTGTAGATGGATTACAAATCAATGATACCGTATTATGTGAACCATTTGAAGACCGTTTTAATAATGGCTTAGCAGGGTGGGTAGCAACATTTACTCTTACAGTTCATAATAATAGAGATAGATGTTTGTTTAACCTACTATAATGGCCACTTTATCAGATACTATACGAAAAACTAAAGGTTTAGAACAAATAGCACAACAGGTAAAAAATGTTGCGATGTTCTATGCACCAAAGAAGGATGGAACGCTTATAAGAAAAATAAATTCTTATAATAAGGCTAAGATTGGAGGGATGATAAAGATTGTTGGTTCAGGAACTAAATCACAAATCAAAATAGATATAGATGTATCTCCTCCTGGTGCTGAATACGGAAAATGGTTTAATGACCCTCCAAAGGTCAAAACAAAAAATAAACATCGTAAGAAATCTGGAAGACCTGCCTTAAAAAGAACTGCAATTAGTAAAGGTAATTGGCAATTTGGTAAAAAAGCAATTAAAGATAAATCAGTTAAAAACCAAATAAGTAAATTTACAAAAGAGTTTGCAAAAGAGTTTAAAAGATATGCAATTCTTCAGTTAAAAGAATTTAGGTTTACATAACCCTCCATACTTTTTATTTGGAAATTGGTTATATATAAAATGATTTTGTAGTATGGCGTTAAGTATAACACAAACACCTCCTTTAGTTAATCTAGCACAATCACCTATTGCATTCACATTAAGTGAAAGTACAGGTGTAATCTTGTCTTCTTCATTTCAATATGTTTTAGACCTATATTATTGGAGCGGATTAGATACTGCTTCAGGTTCATCTGCTAACTATACATTGGTAAAATATCCAAATGAATCTGGTGTTGGTATATTTGATGCAAGTAGAATACTCAATTCTACATTAACTGACCTTTTAGAAGCAAATACTTCTAACGTAAAATATTTTGCTGTAGATGCATATTTTCAATATTTTGATGGTACATCTTATGTTACTGGTTCTCATGAAAAATCATCAACATACAAATATATTGATGGTTATTCACTTTTTCAAGAACCAATTTCAGAATCAATTCAAGATAAAACTCCTTTTTGGCCTCTAATGACTGATGGACCTGTAACACAATCAGTATTTGATTTTAATACAGGATATGGTGGAGTATATATTGGAACGTATGGTGGCACACAAGTAGATAGAGTAGTTTATACATCTAATGTATCTAACTTTGATTTAGTTTTTTCACCTACTCTCAATACATCAGGACAAATTGGACAATATCCAGTTGGTGTTGCAAATCTACCATTTACTGGATCCTTAACAGCATTTACAGTACAAGCATATAATGGTGTTACACCTGTTGGTAATTCAATAAGATATGAGGTAACGTGTAATCAAAAATATCCTAATATCCGAATAAAATGGAAAAACCGATATGGACAATTTGATAATTTTAATTTTAATATGGTTAATAGACAAACCTTTAATGTAAATCGTTCAGTTTATCAACCTCAAATTGGTTCATGGGGAGGTTCTTCCCTTTCATATAATGATTATGATTCAAACAATTTAAATTACCTTGTAGATACACAGGAATCGATTTCTGTAAATTCAAATTGGGTTAGTGAGGATTATAATGATATATTTAAACAACTTTTGGTAAGTGATGAAATTTATTGGGTATATGATGAAGCAAATGAAATTGTAAAACCTATTACAATCAAAACAGATTCAGTAACATTTAAGACTGGAGTAGTAGATAAAGTAATACAATACTCATTTGATTTTGATTACGGTCAAACTTATAAACTTATAATTTAATGGGTGTAAATAGTAGTAAAGGATTTAATTTCCGATTGATGGCTAGCGGTAGTGAAGGCTACAAACAATTAGATACATTTTCTGATGAAGAAATCCTTGTATCTGATAATGTAACTGGTTTATTTGATTTAGGAACTTTACCATCTGATTTTACTCGTCAAATAACAATTCCTGGTACAAAAGTAAACAATGCTTTCTTTGAACATGTTTATGATATATCAGTTGAAGAACCATTCCTTTTTAAAACAAATGTAAAAGTACCAGCATTCTTTGATTTTGATGGTATTTACATTTCTGAAGGTTATCTTCAATTAAATAAAGTAAACGTACTAGCAAACAAATATATACAATCGTATGAGATTTCTATCTATGGAGGTCTTTCTTCATTTGGTAGAGATATAAATCGTTTTTATTTAACTGATTTAACTTCTTCACTTGCACAATATAATCACCTTACAAGTTATTATAATATAACTCAATCATGGGAAGGAAATTTATTTGATGGTGATATAGTATATCCATTAGTAGAATATGGACAAAAAATACAATATACACCAGAAGAAAATCTTTTTGGTATAGATTCTCCTAATGGAGCACTTTGTATTCAAGATTTTAAACCAGCAATCCGAATTAAAGCAGTTTGGGATGCAATATTTGAACAATTTGGATACACATATTCATCTTCATTTTGGGAACAACCATTTTTGGAAAACGTATATATGTTATGTAATAATAACTTACGTTATCCAGTATTTACAAACTACGATTTAGAAACTTATGGATTATTTAAAATATCTCCTATAAGTGGAAGTGGAACTGATGTTTTACTTACTGCTGGTGTAGAAAGACAAATTGAGTTTTATAATATAAATGAAAACCCGTCAAATGCTTTATTACCAAATTTAACATATACATTAGGTATCCCATCAAGATTAAGAGGATTACTTAATTTAGATTTTGAAGTATCATCTTCATCAGCTGGAAATGGTATTCCACAATTTCAATTCATCATAAAAGATGAGTTTGGTGTAACACAATCTACAACACAATTAACAAATGTAAACAATTATCTTTTAGATGTTCAAGCTTATAATTCAAATCAAACAAAAACACAAAAGTTTGAATTATTAACTGAATGGAATTCATCTACACTTGCTGTTGGTAATTATAAATTTTATTTAAGATATACTAATAGTGGAGGTTCAAATTTTATTGTCACCATAAATCCAGATAATTCAATAAAATCTTATCTTCAGGTAACAAAAGTAAATCAAGGAGGAGATAGTTTACAAATAGATATTGCTCAAAATATGCCTTTTGGTACGAGTGGTATTAAATTAATTGATTTTATAACTTCTATACAAAAGAAATATAACCTTGTAATTTATCCAAATAAAACAAAGAATAGAGAATTTATTGTAGAAACATTTAATAATTGGTACAATAAAGGACAAATTAAAGATTTTAATAAATACATAAACCTTAATGAAAATATCGAGGTTATACCAGCAAACAACCTTGCTGTGAACCGATTAAACTTTGGTGATACCCTAGATGGTGATTACGTTTCACAACAATTTAGTAAAAGTGCAAATAGAGAATATGGTAAAACATATTATGTAGATACACAAAACTTCTTCTCACAAGGAGAATTTAACGTTGAAACTAAATTTGCTTCTACACCAATAATTTATCTTTCTGGAACTGGTACATCAGGTTCTGCACAAAGTTCTGTATTCCAATTTAACGCTGAAGCAGTAGCAAATACAATTGGTTCAAGTGGAGCTTTAGCAATTGCAACTATTAAATTTGGTACAACATATCTTGCTCAAGCAGATGCTCAAGTTATTGGTACAAATAATTCACAAACTGTTTATGATCCAGGATATTTACAATTTAATGCATATCCACTACAATTAGGGGATGAGATTACATTTGAATCAGCTGGATTTGGTACTAACTTTAGTTATACATTTAGTAAAGAATT